TTTTAAGTCTTTACCAAATTCGTCACGTGCTAGCATTTCTTTCATTTCATTTATTGAATCCTCTAAATCTGGTGCTGAAGCTATCTTCATAATACCTTTTGCGTCTCCACCTTCTTGATAACCTGGTCTCATCAAACCACCATCTGCTCTAAAAGCTCTTGCTCTAACATCCATTGCATAATTTTCTTTTGCAGCTTGTAAAATAGAGTTTCTTGCTTCTTCTATACTAAATCCAGTTTCATCAGCTAATTGTTGTGCTTCTTGTTCTTGTTCAGGTGTCAATAATCCTGCTACCGTTGATGCTGCACCTATCATTGAAAGAGGGCTATCAAAAAATTTAGCTAATGGTCCTACTCTTTCTGGACTCATTCCATAATCTTGCACACTTTTTAAAATTCCTAATTTTCTACCACCCATTGCTAAATTACCCATAATTGTAGATGGACTAGCTAATGAAGATAAAAAACCCTTAAAACCTGTTCCTGCACCCAAGGCTCCTAATCCTGCTGCACCCGTGTATAACAATGCAGCTTTACCTATCGGTGACTTTGCAATCTTCTTAACAGCTCTTGTTGCTTTCTTAACTAACTTACCTAGACCATACATTTGTCTGCCCATCTCATCCATTTGACCATCAGCTAAACCACCCATGATACCACCATCAGCTCTATATCTTCTATAAAATTCAAATTCATCATTCTCTGTTCCTGTTCCTTGGTCCATGTTACTTGATGCCATATTAAATGTTGTATCTACAGGAAGAATTATATTGTCATTATCATCTTGATTAAGTGGGTTACCAGCAGCATCTATCTTACCTGCTAATCTGTCTGACATATAATTTTTATATCCTTGTGCGTTTGCGCTATATCTAGGATCATTAAGTCTACCTCGTGATTTTAATCCTCTAAAATAATCTATATTTTTATTTAACGTAAACTGTCTAGGGCCTTTAAGTGCATCCAACACCATACCTCCAAGACCAGGTATACCACTATCTTTAACTATTAAAGTTTCATATGGTTCAAATGCTTTATCTTCTGCTAATCTATCTAAAACTTGATTTGCTTGTTTTATTTCTGCAATTCTATCTTGACTTGGTGAAGGTTCTTTAACTTCCATAAAGTCAGCTCCACCCCCTGCTTGGTATAATTGTCTTGCTTGTTGTGCTCTAGTTATGGCCATTTTACTACTTTAGTTTGTTTTTCCTAATAAATCAAGACTTGGCATTAATACATTTACATCTTGAGCCATGTCTTCGTTTTTGTAACCTTTAGCTTCCCAGTCTTTTCTCTCTTTAAAAAGTTCTCCTGTTTTTTTGTGTCTATACGTTGTTTCTACTTTTGCTGGTTTTATTACTTCCATTATGTTGTTACCTCTCTTGGTTGTATTTCTAATATTGAAGCTATGACGTGCAGCTCGTTTGCGTCAGAAGCTTGTACCTTTAGTATCTCACTTTCTTCCATTACAAGTGGATTAGTTAAAAGTTCTGTTGTGGTAATCGTTGCTATAGTTTTTGTTTTAAATAAACTAAATATGGTGCCACTAGCATTTACTAAAGTAACATCTATATTGCAACCAGATCCTGAATCATTACAAACTAATATAGATTTTACTACAGATGTTTTAGCACTTGGCACCGTATACAGTGTTGTTAAGTCTGTTGTCGTTAAATCTACTTTTTTATTTATAAAACTATTAGCCATTAATTTAAAAAGAAGTTAAATGCTTCTACCTCATCTTTTAAGTCTTGTTGATACGTTGTATTAAGTTTTTCTACAATTGCATCTAAATCTCTAGTCTGTGCTTCTGCCACTGTATAGTCATATTCTTGTGCAGGTCTAGTAATAACTTGTGCTATCTTTGCCATTATCTACGTCCGTCTGGTTGTATATCTAATCTAAAAGTTCCTAGTTTCCAACTTTGAGCTGTTGATGTATTTTGTACTTTTAATGCGATAGCTCTTGCTCTTGCACGTGTATCTACTTTTTGCGTTGATGATGTAACATCAAATGGACCAAGAGATGAACTTGCAGAACTGTCATTTGGAAAGTTTCTTAATTCTAATGTAATTCTAGTAGTTCCTGTTTGAGATATAAAGTCAGGTATAAATCTTCTTATTTTCATTATAAACTCACCATCTCCTCTAAATGTAGCCATGCCTGTAGATTGACCTAATTGAGATCTTGATTGTGTAATATCAAAATCTCCAGAAGTTATGTTAGCAGCAATTGCTGATATTGTTCCATTTCTATTTTGATCAGTCCCTGTTTCATGTTCATAGTAACTTGTTCTACCATCTGTGTTTCCTATAACATCAAAAGACGTGTCCGTATCTGCATCATATTCAGTTGCATGTGGTTTACCAAAAACAGCAGAATCTCTCCACATTGTTCTAGCCAAAGTACCAACCGTCCACACAGGTCTTTGAGGCGAAGAATCAAAATAATTATACGCCACCATTTTGTTTACAACAGATGATGAAGAACTTGGATAGAACCAAATTACTTCACCAAACAAATTATTTAAACCTGCAGATATCATTTGATTACCAGAATCAATATTTATATCATCGTAAACATGATCTTCTACTAAACATGGTAAAGATTCTAATTTACCAGCATATCTAAAAAAACCATTTTCTGACATCCAATACGCAGCACCATCAACTTCTACACATGCATTCTGTCCTGTTAATCCACAGTTAGTTCCAACTTGTGCAAACGCAAACGTAAAAGGTTGACCAACAAAACGTTGTGTGAATAATGCTGTGTCAGTCCAAATATAAATTGCGTCACGACCTCTAATAGCTCCTCTAATCTGTGATCCGTCAGCCAGTCTTTGTGTACCAGCTGTATTAGTTGCTGTAGGTGTATAGGTATTAATATCCTCCTGATCAGAGAATCTGATAAACAGATACTAACATATGACGTGACGCTGTTGGTGCACCAGATATAATTGTTGCTCTTGTATCTGTAGCAGTTGTTAAACTTGAATCCCATTGAAAACATGCACCATCGTGAATTAAACAAATTGCTTTATCGCCAAAATTATCTAGTGACCACATCCCTGGCTCCAATACCAAGTCACCAGATGCTGCTTCACCCCATGCAACATAATCCGATGAGTTGGTTACCGTTGCACCACTAGAGTGTCCAGACCTCGTAGAATTTCTAACTGCTCTAGTTATACCAGTTAAATCATTACCAGAGACACCTGTATAAGATATTTCTTCGTTACCTACTTGAATAAAATTTGTACCTGAATCAGGAAAGTTAGTTGTACTTGTTAATGTAATAGAAGTCCCGGACCCTCCTGTGCCGTTAGCATCATCTAACAAAGCTCCATTTAAAGTTGTAGTAATTGCTCCACTGTCCTCACCTCCCCAGGACCCTAATCCCCATCCAAAACCTTTTGCTTGAACAGCTGGACCAACAGTATAATATTTTTGAACTCTAATTCCTCCAGATGTAGTTGCACCAGATCCACTTTCATTAGAAGGCATTGTAATTGTAAGAGTAGTATTTGTTGGTGTTGTAGCAACCATAAATTTTTTATCATCAAAATCAGACGCGCTATAATTAGAATTAGTTATTGTGGTAAAATTATCTAAAAGAATGATATCTCCAGGAGCCATACTATGTGCTCCAGAAAAAGTTATAGTTACAGTAGGTGATCCATTAGTCGTGCTAAACGCACTTGTAAGCGTTGTTGTGGATTGAATAGGGTGTATATCATAAAACACACCTCCAGAATAAGCGTATAATATTCTGTTAGTTCCTATAATAGCATATCTTCTACCTAAACTATTAATAAAATGATGAAGACCTCTTCCAGCTCCTGTCAATTCATTTTCATTTTGAGTTCCTAATTGGTTCCAACCACCTATTTTTTCAGGTGTGCCATATCTAAATCTAACATTATCACAATCAACCCACTGACCCTCGGCTCCTGTGGGTGTTATTTGTTTATTAATTCCTGGTTGAAATCCTATCTTTTGTAGCATATAGTAGTCTATATATTAGTTTTTTACAGAATGAAAGACGGAAAATGGTAGAATTTCTAGACAAAGATCCAAGATTATCACACAGTCAAAGTATATGTATTACATATCCTAGAAATATTTTAATAACATTTGGAAACTATCCTTATGTAGAAGACATACACAATTTTACTATAGAAATTAAAAAAAATTTAATTGAGGAAGAAGGATACGCATCAAATGTAAAAGGGAAAAAAACAGATTGGTTTGTTTTTAACGATCATCCCCTAACTACAAAATTTATTAACTATTGTATAAACAAACATCAATTATCTAATGAAAAACTATTTAGATATTTTTATGAAAAGAAAACAATCCTGAATTGTTGGGGAAATGAATTAGGTAAAAATGATTATATTAAACTTCATGAACATAATTCTTATCACTGTATTTTATATTTAACAGAAGGAATGCCTTTGTGTTTACCAGAACTAAATATAAAAATAACTCCTAAACCCGGAGATTATTATTTTTTTCCACCTTGTATACAACATTATGTTGATGTTAATCTTGAAGATACTAAAAGATATTGTATTGTCATGAACATAATTGAAAGAACTGATTGGAAAAAAGAAAGAGAATTATACTTTTTAGAAAAGAAAAAATATGAACGAGAAAACAGTTAACATAACAAATTTTATAGGTATTTATGATAACTACATTACAAAAGAAATGTGTGATGACGCTATTAATTTGTATGAAAATCAAAACAAATTTAATAATACAGTTAATAGAATAAGTGGAGAAAAAGCATCTATTCTACAAAAACAAGATCAACAATTTTTTGCAGGTGCAGGAAATGTAAATGTTTGGTGGGAAACTTTAAAACCTATGATGGTAAATTTTGATTTAGCATGGAATCACTACTCTAAAAATGTAGGAGCTCAAGACGCTTACTCAGGACTT